GGCCCGGTACAACCAACGATACGTTAGCCATATGTCCTGCGGGAAGGCGCGCCCATAACGGCGTTTTGCCAGCGGATAAAAGCAGTATCAATGCGAGCCAGTTGGCGGCTGCCGGGAATACGCCAATCGACCAAAGTACGTCTGCTTATAGCTACTTCAATTGCACACGGGATCACTTCCAGTGGATGAAGTACAACAAGAATAACGACACTTATTACTTTAGGTTCGTTAACGGTATCTATTCTTGGAAGTACGAGAACATGACCAACACCAGCAACGGCCAAGGCAGCTCCGGTGGCGGGCCGACCAGCCAGGATCCTTATACCTTTTCGGGCGGGTCTTGGAAAAAAGAGGGAGCCGGCCCTGCGGGGCAAATGAGTATCCCCGCAAGAATCGGCCAAGCCCTGTGGGTTTCGTGGGTTGGCATCGCTCCCTACTTCAGTACCGATTTAATCTCTTGGAGCAACAGGGCGACTTACTTCGCCGCTAACGGAATCGATGCAGATCGGCATTTTTTTGCTGAAGATGCCGCGCAAACGAGATACCTGGTTTCTTCGACCGGCGCTGTGGTGCAAGCACTTACGGGGCTGGAATCCATGCCGCAAGAAGGCTTGCTGGAAAACCAGGCTCCCATTGGCACTTACGAGCGAAGCGGTCTGGTCTTGAATCCGGGCGATTGTCTGTATGCAGGAAACGGCTCGCAAGCGATCAGTGTTTCATTCACCGTCACAGAGGTTGCAATATAAATATGGCTAGGACGATAAGGCTTGCTGGATCTGGTGGCGGATCAGGGTTAAGCACTTCTGATGTCACCAGCTTAATAGAATCTAATTCAAGGTTTGTGCTAGATAAAAACCACGTTTTTACTTCTGTCCCATCTTCTCCATTTACGGTTATCCCGAGTGTTGATTTCGAGAATGTCGCGATCTATTTAATCGTAGGCCGAGGGCTTACGTCGAGTGGTGGCAATGATCAACGCACCATTGATTTTGGCGGTTTGAGTGGAGATCGTTCTTACTATGGTAACAAAGGAAGTACTTGGTATTCCGGCAACGAAACTGGTTACAGCAACGGAACATTTACCCTCATGCCAAATAGCAACGAGTGTACAAACCAAGGAATGAATGATTTTGAGTTAAAGATTTTCATTAACGAAAAAGGCTCTCCCGGCGACGGTTCAAGAAGAGCAAGAGTTCACTACACATCAGAAATTCCCAATTCCGGTGGCTACCAGAATTATAGCTCCAACGTCCACTTCGATGTCCGCTCAGATGGCGACTGGAAGTATATCGGCGTTGGTATGAATAACGGTACTTTTGGGTTTAGCCAGTATGCAAAAACTGCATCAATGACTGTTTACAAGCAACTTCGCGTCCCCGCGAGTTAATTTAAAAAAAGGAAGGAAATAGCAATGAGTAAGATTATTGTAGATCAGGTTCAAAAGAACGGCGGGGACGTACTGACTCTGCCAACTACCGATGCCACAGCAAACAATCAGGCGTTAGTAGGGAGTACTGGGGGGGTCTTGAGTTTCTCTCCCATCTCCATGCCCGCGGCTGACGGTACGGCTAGCACGCCGGTAACCACTGACGGTAACGGTCAGCTCCAGTTTGGCGCGTTTGCACTACCGACTTCTAGCGGCAGTGCCGGGCAGATTTTGTCATCGAATGGCACCTCCGCAACCTGGGCTGCCGCAGTGGCCGGCCTTCCTGCCGACACTAATAGCGACCTAATTGTGGGAACCGTTCACAGTGAGAGCAATCGCGGCAACGCTTACAGCGGCGGTGGCTGGACTAGCAGTGGCCCGAATAGCACCTACTACGCCACCAACGCGCTCACCGCCCCCTATGACAACCATACATGGAATATGTTTTTGGGAGATGGCAAGCCAGATGGAGTGCAGTCAGACCACTTCTATGTAAGCAACTCCATTGAAAATGATGTCAGAGTCATGGAGTTTGCGAATAACAATCGCGTTGGTCACTACTACCAGGATCGATATAGCCAACACAATCAAACCAGCTATTCGGGTTTGACTTTTAGAGTGTTGCCAATTCGCAATAAAAGCAGCGCGGATATAACGACTTCGGTTTCGTCACAATCCTCCTCTTACAGTCAAAGTAACTACTCCGGCACCTGCATTGGCGTTTACACGCCAACAAACAGCTCTGGGACAAACTACGCGACTGTTACTGGCGGATCTTGGCAGCAGATCGCAAACTATGACAGCAACAGTGCCAATTACAATTTTGGCGCGCAAAACATCACCGTGCCTGCGGGTAAAACTGTCCTAGTGATGCTGGTCTCTTCGGTTCATTACCACACTACATATCAGTTCACCGACACAAACTTTTTCTACAATCTTAATACTACGTTCGTCAATGCCGATATTCATTGCGACATCAAAATGCTCTACGCATTGCAATGCGCCAGATCAAACTCTCACACAACATCAACTAGCTCGCCTCACAATGTCTACACCGCTTGTGCAGCTCTTTTTGGAGATCAGTAAAAATGCCTTACGCACAATTTGATGAAAATGGAAAATGCATCGCTCAGCGACTAAACGCAGAAGATGGCTTTGAAGCTCACACTTTTGATATGGGCGCGAACATCAAGAAGGTTGATGGCGAGATAGTTGAGCTAACAGACGAAGAGATCGCGGCCAGAGACTTGGCTGTTCTTAACTCTGATGCCGCTACCACTAATCGCTTTCTTCGGGATCGCTTTTTGGCGGACTCTGACTGGGTTGTAACTAAGGCGGTAGAGGCTGGAGAGGCTGTGGCTGCTGAGTGGGTTGCCTACCGACAGTCTCTGCGCGATCTGACTGATGACGATGCGTGGCCGCTACTGGAAGACGCGGACTGGCCTTCAGCGCCTTAATAACTCTGTGTTTAAAAACTCCATAATCGCGCCGGGAAGGAGCACTTGATGGCTATAACTGGAATGACCGGCATGGGTGATCCCCAAACCGAGATCGCAAAGATGTATCAGCAGTACCTCGGTAGACAGCCGGATCAAGGCGGGTTGAGTTACTACACGGATGTTTTGTCTCGCGGCGGCAGTCTGGATGGAGTGCGTCAGTCTATCTCTGGATCACCAGAGGCAATGGCTTATAAACCTCCGTCAACTGGAAACGCAATGCCTGCGCCGCAGTCATCTCCACCCGGAGGGCTGTTGACTGGAGGGTCAAGACCTAACATCAATTCTGCCCCATCGGGCGCAGGAATGCAGAGCAGGGTAAACACTACCCCTGTCAGCCAAGTGTTTGCACAGCGGGCTAATGACGATGTTTTTGTCCCTCCGACCTACACCGACGAAGAAATAGCTCGCTATAAATATCGGACTATGACGCCTGAGGCATTTGCCGCGTCTGGATATAGCCTGCCAACGGTGAACGGCGTAAGCGTTGGTAATATTGGCGACCCTTCGTATCCAACTGGACAGTCGTATCAAGGGCCGACGTACTCAGGCACTGCGGCCACTCCCAGCTTTAATTCTGGATCGCCGGTACTGGATGGCGCGATTAACCCTGATTACGCGGCGGGTAACTCAGGTGATACGGTCGGTGGTATTGGCAACTCTTCTGGAATGGGGTTCGACATTGCGTGGGGCGCTCCGTCGACGCAAAACATGGCGGCTGGGGAAGTATTTTCCACCCCGGCGGGCGACTATCAGGTTGTAGATAATGGGTACGGTCAGCTCGGATTAGCGCCAATAGGCGACGCGTCCACTAGCGGCGGGGAAATTATCTACAATCTTGCACATGGCGAACACCATGTTGGGATTGACCCCAATACTGGACAGGCTTGGTATCAGCAGGCGCAGGGAGAACTCCCCGGCTTATATGAGGTTCCTGTTGACGTAGCGGCACAAAGCGCTCCTGCAACAACACAAAATCAAACTTCCGCCATCAAAGAGACACCCGCGACTGCGGCCCCGACCGTAAGCGTTGAAGAGGTAAACGCGCTTTATAACCAGTTCTTGGGTAGAGATGGTAATTCTCAGTACCTGCAAAATTGGGCTGACTCTGGGATGTCGATGAGTGAGTTAGCGGACGCCATTGCAAACTCG